AAATGAGAGTTATACCAACTTTTACCGGCGGCGGTACGGGGTTCACTATCAACGGCCCAAGCGCAATTAGCCCGTTTGTATATCAGGCAACACGCGCTTTAACGACCCTGACTATGGACGCGAGGCTGTGATGTCAGACTATCAACTCACACAAAACGATGTCGTCATCCGCACAGCCGATCAGGCATTCATTCCGAACGATCCCGCCAACCGTGATCGTGCTGAGTACGAACAATGGCTCGCTGACGGTGGCGTGCCCGATCCCTATGTGCCGCCGCCAACCAAAAAGGAATGAACACCGCGCATGCCGGTCGAGGTAACGGGCAAGGTCGCCAGCAGCGCCATCGAGGCGATGAAATCTACGCCGCTGGCGATTGCGCTGCTCATCGTCAACGTCGGCTTTCTGGGTCTGGCAGCTTATGTGCTTGGCGAAATTTCAAACAACGTCACTGAACGCAGCAAGACGCAGCTTGAACTCATCAGCAAGCTGGTGACGGACATCCGCGATTGTCGGCAAGGGCCAAACGGCAACGGCAAATCAATGCTGTTTAAGGAAGTTATCGGAAGGGCGCTACCATGACGCTCAACGTTGTCGGCAAGGTGTCTTGGTTCGGCGGCCCGACCGACATGGGGGTTACGCCCGATGAAGGGCTTGCCTTCATCTATGACATTTACACGGCGCCGCATCTGTTTCTGGCGGTGCAGCCGGAAGGCACCAGCGGGCTGGCGCGCCGCCTCAATAGTTCGGTGCCGTTCATCGCGATGCGCTGGAACTACGACGAATTCCCCAAAACGATGCTGGCCAGCATGGACTACGTCGCGCTTGTGCGCGCGCCCGGCACCGACCGGCAATTCCTTGCATGGCCGGCGGACTGGGGACCGAACGAAAACACCGGCCGCGTTGCCGACATCAGCCTTGGCCTGATGGAATACCTTGGCATCGAAACCGATGACGAAGTCGAAGTTATTTTTCCTTTCGTCAGAACGCAGGAGGAGGTCGCATGAAAACGGTTCTCTGTGCGCTGGCCGCCATCGTGGTGTTGCTGGCAGCGATCACGGCCGCCGATGCCAAACGCCATCACGTTGTCATTCACAAGCAGGCGCCGTCGCAGCAACCCGCAAACGTCACCATCGCCGCAATCCCGGTGGTCGGCATGTTCTACGATCTTGCGCGCCGCACCGATTGCCGTGGCGACGTGCTGGGCGCTGGCGGTCCCGGCTTTGATTCCCCGATCACGCCGGCGACCGGCAACGTGATGATCCCGGCGACGCAACGCAGCAAGTGCATGCCGCAACCAAAGGAGCACTAACATGATCGAAGGTGTCATATATGGACTGATTTATATTTGCCTGCTCGCACTCGCGATATACTTGATCCTTTGGGTGCTCGGCACCGTTGTCGGCATCGCGCTGCCGCCGAAGGTGGTGCAAATCATCTGGGTCATTTTCATTTTGGTGTGCGTCCTCATCCTTGTGCAGATGATCCTGCCGCGCGCCGGGTTTCGACTGGGGGAAATTACCGGAGCCATGCTGCCGTTGCTCGTATGATGAGCAAAACATTCTGAGGTGTCAGTGAAAGGAAAACGTTATGGCATTCCCTCCACCGAAAACGCCGCCGGGCGTCAAGATCATCCCGAACGCGCCGCTCTATCCGCCCAGTCCATCCGACACGCAGGCCGCCTCGCCGGGGCCGCAGGCGAGCGGGCCGCTGCCGCCACCGGGACCACCGCCGGGGCCGCCGCCGCAGGTGTCGAACACGCAGGATGCCTACACGCATCATTCATCGCCGGCGCCCGGTATGGTGCAGCAACAGGCGCCGGTGCCGCCGGTGCCGCGTAACGCGGCGTCGCGTCCGATGACCGGCGGCCCGCCGAAAAAGATAGTGGTGCCGCAGCACGTCACTAGACACCCGAATCCGGTCGGGCGACCGAAGGGATAGCGAAGTGAGTGCGCGCCATCTGGTCCTGCTCAAACGTAAACGTGCCATCCTGAAGGCGCGCGATAATTTAATCGACTTCACTTGCTTAATGATGCCGGACCCGGAAAATTCCGACGACGCGACCTATTCGGTTTACACACCGCAGAAATTTCACCGCGTCATCGGCGTGGCGTTGGAGGAGGTGGAAAAGGGGAAAATCCGCCGCCTGAAAATTTCCATCATGCCGCGCGCCGGCAAGACCACGCTGGCGTCGAATATGTACCCGGCGTGGTACATCGGCCGCCATCCCGAACGCTCGATCATCGTCGCCACCTATAACGAGCATTACAGTTGGGACTTGGGCCGCAAGATTCGCGACATTATGCAGACGCCGCAATACAAGCAGGTGTTTCCCAAGGTCGAAATCAAAAAGAAATCGGCCGCCGTCAACCGCATCGAAACCACCGAAGGCGGTGTTGTGTTCTGCGTTGGTCGCGGCTCGGCCATCACCGGGCGCGGCGCCCACACCATCCTGCTCGATGATCCCATCAAGGACCGCGAGGAAGCCGACTCGCCGCTCATCCGCGACAAGCTTTGGCAATGGTACAACCAAGTCTTGAAAACCCGCCTGATGAACAAGGTCGGCACCATCACCATGATTCAAACGCGGTGGAGCGAGGACGATCTTGTAGGCCGGCTCACCGATCCCCTTAACCCGTATTACAGCCATGAAGAAGCAACGCGCTGGCGCTCCATCGACCTGCCGGCGCTGGCGGATGATAACGACGTGCTGGGACGCGCGCCCGGTGAGGCGTTGTGGCCGGAACGCTTTGATGAAAAATATCTTGAAGAAGTTCGCGCCTCCGACCCGCGCGGCTTCATGGCGCTTTATCAGGGCCAGCCGTCACCGCGCGACGGTGCATTTTTCCAAGCCAAGGATTTGGTCGGCTACAATTCCATGCGCGACCTGCCGGCGTTCGACGAAATGCGCTTCTACGGCGCTTCCGATCACGCGGTGACATTGAACAAGCAGGGCGACAAATCCTGCCTGATGGTGGTCGGCGTCGATGTCGCCGACAATGTCTGGATCATGCCCGACGTGGTGTGGATGCGGGTGGACAGCCACACCGCCGTCGAAGGCATGCTGTTGCTGATTGAGAAATACAAACCGCAATTCTGGTGGGCGGAAGCCGGCGCCATCACCAAGTCAATCGGGCCTTTCTTACGCAAGCGCATGCTGGAAAAGCGCGTGTTCTGCGCCATGGACCCGATTGCGCCGGCGGTTGACAAGACGCAGCGCGCGCAAGCCATCCAAGCGCGCAGCGCCATGAAAATGGTTCACTTCCCGGTGTTCTGCCGCTGGTGGGCAGAGGCGCAGGACCAGATTTTGAAATTCCCCATGGGCGCCAAGGACGATTTTGTCGATACGCTCTCGCTCGTCGGTCTGGGTCTGGCCAAGATGCGACCGCGCAACCGCCAGAAGCCGGAAAAACCAATGGCGCAAGAGGGGACATTCCGCGCCTTGTGGGCACAGACCAAAAAGCAAGAGGGGCTTGATCGCGTCAAAAGGAACCTCGACGGATGGCTATAGACCCGAACGCACCGCTCGACGGCGTGACGCCGGATGAAAGCGCCGTCAATCCGCTGGAAGCCGTGGTGCTTGCGGCAGAGAAGGACCACATTCCGCGCGACGCGCCCGACCCGCCCGACCAGCGCAAGGCGCTGGTGGCGGCATGGACCGGCCGCGTCAAGGCCGCCAAGACGCACTGGGAAAAAGCTTTCAAGCGCATGCTTGACGACCAAGACTTTGCCTTTGGTCATCAGTGGTCGCGCGACGACACCGACAAGCGCTATAAGGCCAATTTGACGCTGCGGCTGGTCGCGCAAAAAACCGCGTTCCTGTACGCAAAAAATCCCAAGGCAGTGGCCAAGCGGCGTGAACGCATGAACGCGACGGTGTGGGATGAATCGCAATCGACGCTGCAATCGCTGATGGCGTCGGGCGCGCAGATGGTACAGCAGGCGCAGATGACCGGCTCCGGCATGACGCCGCAGATGCTGGGCGCGGCGCAGGGCGCCATGGCGGTGATGCAGGACGCGGCGCGCGTCAAGGCCGAAAACGCCATGCTCGACAAGCTGGGGAAAACCTTGGAGCTATTGTATTCCTATAATGTTTCCGACCAGCCGCACCCGTTCAAGTCGATGATGAAGCTTGTCGTGCGGCGCACCATCACCACCGGCGTCGGCTATGTGAAGCTCGGCTTTGAGCGGGTGATGGAAAAGCGCCCCGATCTGGAAAAGGGCATTGCGGATGCCTCCGAACGCCTTGCCACCATGGAACGGCTGGCCGCCGACATCGCCGACGACATTAGCGAACCCGACAGCAAGGAGGCCGAACAGTTGCGGCTGATGATTAACGACATGGCGAAGGAGTCGGAATTCGTCGCGCGCGAAGGTCTGACCTTTGATTATCCGCTCTCCACCAACATCATCCCCGACACCAAGACCATCGAGCTACGCAATTTCCTTGGCAGCGACTGGGTGTGCGAGCAGTTCATGCTCACGCCCAACGAAATTGAAGAAATCTACGGCGTCGATGTCGGTGACAGTTACACGTCCTACACGCGCTACGATCTGAAGGGACCGGACCCGGTGCAGATGGCGCGCGAAATGCTCGCCGGCTACGAGTGGCGCGAAGCCGGTAAGGCCGCCGACCGCCAGTGCGATTTCTGTTCGGTCTGGCAGATTTACTGCCGCAAGGACGGCTTGGTGTACGAGGTGTGCGACGGCTACACCGACTTTTTGCGTGAACCGGCCTCACCCGAAATCTACAATGAGCGATTTTATCCTTGGTACGCGCTCATCTTTAACGAGTGCGACCATGAAACCGAAATTTTCCCGCCCTCCGACGTGCGGCTCATCCGCGACATGCAGCTTGAATACAATCGCTGCCGTGAAGGGCTGAAGGAGCAACGCATCGCCGCGCGGCCGTTCACCGCCGTGGTGGCCGGTTCGATGGAGGAGGAGGACTTAACCAAGCTGTCGGAACGCAAGGCCAATGACGTGGTCGAGTTGAACGCCTTGCAGCCCAACCAAGATGTGAAGCAATTGTTGCAGGCCTACGCCGGGCCGGGCATCGACAACAATCTGTACGAGGTCAATCCGGTGTACGAGGACATTCTTCGCACCACCGGCATCCAAGAGGCCAATCTGGGCGGCACCTCCGACACCACCGCGACGCAGACGCAAGTGGCCGAAGGCTCGCGCATGACCAGCATGGGGTCGAACATCGACGATCTTAATGACCTGCTGACGCTGCTGGCGCGCAACGGCGGTCAAATCCTGATGGCGGAAGTATCGCAGCCAACCGTGCAGAAAGTGGTCGGGCAGGGCGCGGTCTGGCCGCAGTTTACGCGCGGCGACATCGCGCAGGAAATCCTGCTGGAAGTCGAAGCCGGCAGCATGGGACGCCCGAACGCCTCGCAAGAGGTGGCGAACGCGCAACGCATCTATCCGCTGCTTATTCAAATCCCCGGAATTGATCCTAACTATCTGGCCAAGGATTTGTTGCGGCGGTTGGATGACAAGCTCGATTTGACGCAAGCCTTCAAGTCGCAATTGCCCTCGATTGTCGCCATGAACGGCATGGCGCAG